CTACTCCGATGGCGGCCCGGCCGCCGGTTCGAACGCAAGGAAGTCGCACACGGGCAGCATCGGCAGCAGCTGCTCCAGTGTCGGCTCGTCGGCCTGACCTGCGGCGACCTTGTCCTCCAGCGAATAGCAGAAGTCCCACACCAGCGAGCGCCATGCGCGGAAAGCACGCCCCTGGGCCTGGAAGCGCGGGACCGCCGGTTCCTCAGCGTAGGTGACAGCAGTCCCGATGTCGTCGAAGCCGTGAGCGGCTGCCGTGCTGTCGAGGTGCTTCTGCACTCCGTCGCGCAAGGCTGCGGCGCGTTCTTCGAGCGTCGGCTCGTGCGGTTCGGGCGCCGCCGGTTGCTCGATGCCGGGCGCTTCCGGCTCCGGCGGCGCCGACGGTTCGGGAACAGGCTCCGGCACGGGAATGTCCTCGGCGATCCACATGCCGTTGGCGGCAGCGAAGTAGCGCTTGCCTTGGACGGGAGAAGGCGGCTCTGCGACCAGGCAATTGCCTGGAACAAGCCACACCTCGCCTTCGTCGGCCGGAGAGAGGTCGCTCTCGTCGAGCACGATGGGACAGATGTAGACGCGGTCGGGGCCGAATGAATAGACGGTCTTTGTTTTCATGGTCAGTACTTGATGCATGCGAGGTAGGCGCAGTTGCGCGGGCGAGCTTCTGCTCCACCGCTGTTGCTCAGAGTGATGCCAGTGGCAACGCTCTTCACGGTGATGCCTGTCGCGGCAGCATAGATACCGATGCCTGTGCCGGACAGTCCAATACCTACGTTGTGACCGTGATTGCCCGCGCCCTCAGTCCCCAACAGCTCATAACCGTCAGTGATATTGCCCAAGGAACCAGCAATGCCCATGCCCAAGCCAGACAGATGGGTACGAGAGTAGGTGTGCGCGTGAAAGCCCTGTTGGTCCGTCCAAGCAGTGTGTACGTGTCCCCCGTCCGCCACGCTATGCGCATGACTAGGATCGGTGATCGCATGGGCATGGCCTGGGTCGGTGATTGCATGGACGTGTGCCAAATTCGCGCTGTCCTGATAAGAACCAAGCGTTCGATCAGGATCGAACCCCCGCCCATCGTCCAGCCCTCGATCGAACACCCCCCGCCCATCAGGTAGATTGAAGGTGGTCGAACCATCCCCCGCCCCATAAGTCGTCCCGATCTTCGCGAAGAGCCGCGCATAGGTCGTGCGCGAAACCGCCGCGCCGTTGCGCTTGAGGTAGCCCGCGGGCGGCGTCGACTGCGCGAAGTAGCAGACCATGCCCGTCTGGTCGAGACCCAGTGCCTCCTGCCAGTCGGCCTTCAGCTGCTCGGTGGAAGCCGAAAGAATCGTCAGCCCGATCTGCTTCGGTCCTTCCGGAAAATCGACCTTCGCGCCGTCGTTGCTCGATGCGATGACCAGGGTGCGCGCAAGCGCACCGCCGGTCATCGTGGCCCGGCCCAGTTCGAACAGGCCGGTTGGGCGGCCGACCGAGTCGACCGCGTTGATCATGTAGTGGCAGGTGTCTCCCTCTGCCATGCCAGCTGCGGAGAACGGTCGATATGCATCGACGGCGCCCCCCAGCGCGAAGGAACCCAGCCCCACGGTGGTGCTGGCTTCCAGAATGCGGTCGGCTGTCTTGTGTGCCATTGCGCTGTGCCGTTCAGACCGTCAGGAACGCGACCTTGGTCGACGTCTTCAGGCGGGGAACCACGCCGGCCTGGATCGGGATGACGGGCGTCAGGGCACCGTGCAGCAACAGCAGGCCGTTACCCGCGGCTGCGGTGCCGATGCCGAGGTGGGTGGCCGTGCCCACGGCCGTGCCGGCTACCTCCAGGAACTCGAGCGCATTCACGAGAAATGCCTCGCTCCCGATCACCGACCAGCCGGCCGGGCTGCGCGGCACTGCGATCCGAGCGTAGCCCGGATACACCAGCTCGTTGGTGCTCTGGTTGGCGCCGGCGCCGGGCGCAGCGGTGAGAAGGCTGATATAGAGATCCGTCGACGGACTCACCGAGGCGTTGTCGGCGAGCCCTGCGATCGGTGTGCCGAGAAGAATCAGCTTGATGAATGCGTTGGCGGATGCGGATGAATATGCCATTCGGAGCTCCTGGTTGAGTTGGTTGGTTACGTAAGCGAAGGGTTGTTGGCGGGCTGTTCGCCCATGAAGTCGGCCAGGTTGCAGCTGGCCGGGATGTCTGCGGCATCGAGCCCGTCGATCAAGACATGGGCTGCGCGCTCGGCTGAAAAGCAGGCCCGCACGTGGTCGGCGATGGCAAGCGAAATGGCTCTGGCCTCTTCGCGCGTGAGCGTGACGAAGCTGTCAGCCGCTTTGAAGTCGACGCTGTCGAGTGCCCCCGCCTCCATGTCGGCCAACATCTGGGCAAACGCCGCGCGGTCTTCGCGACCGGTTCGGACACGCAGGCCGTTCGGCAGCGTCAGGCCACCGGTCTCCGCGTTCCAGCGTTGGTCGGCGAGGTTGGCCTTGAGTTGCGCCCTGCGTTCATCCGGCGTACGCGGATCGCACCAGGCGTGCAACGACCAGTCGAAGACATGGTGCTCGCTCGGCCGCTCCGGCAGGGGCTCGGGAGCACCATTGCGGATGTATGAGCCAGGTTCTGCCGGCCCCAAATAGACGGACTCGCCGGGCCCTGCCTGTGCATGGCACCACTCGACTGTGGCTTGCGTTCCGGTGCAGCGGATCTCGCCGGTGCGAGAGTTGTAGACGGTGAAGTGAGGCATGGTTCAGCGGCGCGTGGACAACGCGTAGATGGAAGAGCCAGCGGTGCCGGCGAGCACGGGGGAGAAAAGACTGAGCGAATGCCAGCCGGGGTTCAGCGATACCTGGATGCCTCCTGTCACTGTGGTCCCCGAAATGCCCGCGCCCATCCACCGAATCACGCCATCGACGCTCAATGAGACCGGGGCAGTCTGGGACACAAAGACCGTTCCCGTGACGAAGGTGTTCAGTGGCTCGGAGCCAGGCACGAAGTGGTTGACAGACACGGCGCTCGTCGTGGACGAAGCGTATGAAGGCACCGTTACGGCCTGCCCGCGCAGGTTCAGCGTGTCGATCACGTCCAGCTGGTTGATCGTCAGCCCTTCGTTCTGCAGGTTGAAGCCCGGCCCCCACAGCCGGAATCGGCCGGTGGCGTTGTGCATCTGCAGCCCCATGCCGTTGCAGTTCAGTTCGACGAAGGTGTCTCCGCTGGTATGACGCGCAAGTACCCAGCCCCAGCTGCCGTCATAGATCCATTTGTTGGCGCTGCGCAGGTAGCCCCAGCCGCCCACTCCGTCCCCGGAAATATCGACTTGGCCTGCATTCACGTAGCCCAAGCGAGAGGTGATCGCCGACAGCCGGTCCACATTGATCGAGCGCGCGAGGATGCTGCCATCGACCACCAGCGTGCCGTCGATGCCCACGGTCGAGGCGCCGGCCACCGCGCCGACCACGAACGGATACTTCGTGACGCCGCCCGCCGCTTGCTGCGCCACCGCGAAACGATCGACCAGCACCGTGAAGTTGCTCTCCTGGCCATCGTTGTTCAGCAGTACACCAGCAACCTTGTTGCCCGCAACAACCTTCACGCCCCACTTGGCCGACAACCTGCCCATGTCGTCGATCTGAGTACGCGACACAAGTTCGACCTCGGCCTCCATGTCGTCGACACGCGAGACCAGTGAACTACGCATGTCGGCTTCCGCGGAGACAGCGGTCACACGTGCTGTCACCTCATCGCGGATCGCAGCCACGGCCCCTCGATCACTGGCCTCAGAGGTATAGGGTGTCACCGGAAAACGTCCCTGCTCGACTTTCACGAAGCGCACACCAATCGCCCCGCCTGCGGCGTAATCGCTCCATCGGAACATGACCCGCCCCGTAGCGGCCGCCACCGGCGCCAGCGCTTCAACCGCGAAGTCGTTGCGCCGGATCTGCTCGTTCATGAACCCGTGCCGCCCCTCCTTGATGTTGCTCGCGCTACCCAGAGATTTGCCGCTGGCATCAAAGAACTCGATCACGAAGCCGCTGGTGCCCACATCGCTCTCAAACATCGAATCACCCGAACCTGCGTACCAGGTTCCCGGCTTCGCGGGAAAGCTGCCGCTGACCAGGCGCCCGTTGGCAGGAACCGCCGCCTGCAGACGCGCCGATGCACCCCAGTCGTCTTCCACGACATTCCAGTCATTGCCTTGCTGATCCCACTTGTCGAGATCGAACTCGAACCCGCCGTTGAACACCAGGTTGGCGCGCACATAGCCCACGGCACGCGCGGAGACGATGTCGATACGCTGCGCCAGCTGCTCGGCCGTGTCGCTGACCACCTTCTCCACATGCGTGATCGCGGTACCACGCTCGATGGCCTCGTCAACCAGGCGCTCGCTGATACCCGAGTTGACGTTCAGCAAATCAGCGATCTGCTCGTCGAGCCCCTCCTGCAGTTCCTTGATCGCATCGTCGATCGAAGGCAACGAAGCAAGCTGGACGTAGCCAGCATCGCTGGCATTGCCAGCCGCATCGAACGCAGTCACCCAATAGATGCGCGTGGCAGCCACAGGCTCGTTGCGCACGAAGTTGAGCGAGCCCGTGCGACCGATCTCGACAGCTTCAGCCAGTGTCGGCCCCACTTTGACGATGTAAGCCGAGATGGGCTGCGTGGTGCCGCATGGCTGCCAGGCCATCTCGATCTGCGACCCCCACACCTCGCCACGCACGATCGGCTGCGCAGGCGGCGCGACCTCGATGGTGGTGGAGATAGGCACACCCCACACACCCTGCGTATTGCCATGCTGCGCCCACACCTTCACCGTTCCGGCCGGCAGCCATCCGATGTTCGCGGTCAGGGCCTTGCCGGTCCATCGCTCCACCGCCGTCTCGAAGGTCGGCCCGATGAAGATCCGCGTCGCGCCCCACTCGAGCAGGTCGATGCCGGCCGGAGCCGACCAACGTGCCACCACGCCGTTCGGTTCGACGGTGAGGCTCAGCCCCTCGACGTCGCCCGGCTTCACGCTCGCGCCCTGCAGGGTGTGCGTGACCATCGTCCAGTAGCTCGACGCATAGGCCGTCATGAACCGCACGCGCACCTGGTACTCGCCGTGCACTTCGAGGCCGAGCAGGAAGGTCTCGGTGGCCGTGCCCGGAAGCGTGACGCTCTGCCAGTCGCCGACCGGCGAAGTCGTGCGCCACTGCACCTGGACATTGCCACCGCGTCGCACGGAGTCCTCCGCCGAAGCAGACCAGCTCACGCGCGCGCGGATCACCAGCGTGCCGCCCTGCTGCACCATCTGCTCCTGGCCGCTGCGCACCTGCAGATCGAGCGGAGGCTGCGGCAGCAGGAAGGGGTTCGGCAGGTTGGTGTTCGGCGACGGATCGCGCCGCACTTCGTCGGCGGTGTCGTAGAAGGCTTCCTCGTCCTCGATGAGCTGGAACGAGAGCGGCGAACTCAGCGAGTAGGTCCAGTCCTGCACGCGGAACGGCTTGTTGGCGAAGCCGTACAGCGCGCTAGTCAGCACGATGCGGTCACCGGGCTGCAAGTGCCACGCCAGCATCTTCGGATGGATCTGCAGCACGAAGCCGCCCCGGCTCTGCTCCACCAGCACGCGCGCGATCTGGTGGGTGCGCGCGTGGGCCGTGGTGAAGGGCAGCACGAGGTCGAGGAACTTGTCCTTCTGGTCGTTCTCGCGGAAGACCGCGTTCTGGTACTGCTTGAAGTCTTCCGAGACGCCGTTGCGCGTGAGGTTGACGTACGTGCCCTTCGCGCCGTTGTAGCGGGCAGTGCCCGGGTTGCAGGTCTGCACCACGGTAATGGGCGCCAGCAGGTCGTCGTCGGTCAGCGAAAGGACGGGCGTGGTCCACGCACCGGCCAGGATGCGCCAGACACCGCCCGACTCGAGGCTGTAGCCGGCCATCGTGTCTTCGAGCTGCTGGCGCGTGCTGTCGCGGTCCTGGTCCGAGCGGAACATGCCGTCGCAGGTGTAGCGCGCGACACTGCCGCCGTAGTTGGGGCGATCGGCGGCAACCGTGGCGGGGTTGTAGATGGCCGTGTCGCAGGCGTTGGCGGCAACGATCAGCGCGTTCTGGTCGATCTGGTCGTTGGAGGCGAGGTAGCCTTCTTCCGAGCGCAGGAAGTCGGCCAGGCACAGCGCGGGGTTGCGGCTGTACACGGTGGCGCCGGTGCGCGGGTCGAAGACCTTCTTGCCCTTCACGTTCGCGGTGATCGCGGGCAGGCCACCCTGGAAGCGTTCGACGAAGAGGTTGAGCGTGACGACGATGTAGGTGTAGCCGCTGAGCTTGTGTGCGTCGGTCCACAGTCCCTTGCTGGCGGGCCACGGATCGAGGTTCTCGCGCATGTACGCATCGGCCGTGTCGACGCCGTCGGGCGACAGGTGGATCTGCACGTTGACGCCGGGCACGCCGCCACCGATCGATTCCGAGTCGGTGACGATGAACTCCGGGTTCGACGAGTAGCCGTTCGCGTCGAGCGCGCCGATCGAGACACCGTCGATCTGGATGTCGGTCACGGCCTCGCTGGGATGCGCGGCCAGGACCATCACGACGTGCTTCAGGTGGCTGAACTCGCCGCCTGTGAGCACTGCGACCACAGCGCCACCGACAGGTGCGGGCTCACCGTAGATGACGGTGTGCGGCGCATCGGACGCAATGATGGTGGTGGTGCGCTCCTTGATGTTCGCGACATCCTCGGCGAGCTTGCGGGCCGCAGCGGCCTTGGCCTGCTTCTTGGCCTGCATGTTGCCGTAGGCGCTCGACACGATTGAGAGCGCGGTCGATACGATCATGCCGCCTACGGCAGCTGCAGCTCCGGCACCCGCTCCCACCGCCGTACCAATAGCCACAAAGAACGAAGAAATGGGCTCGGCCATTGCCGCAGTGGAAGCACCCAACAGCGCTCCAAAAAGAAGGGCAAAGCGAATCAAACGCGCCATGTCGCGACCCCCGCAGTAAGTGGCAAGAACACGAGCCGATCTGTCGCCGGCGCCGCGATGTGCGACCCCGTGCAGATCCCGAAGCTGTAGCCCGACACTCGCCCGACCTTGCCGCCGCTGCGCGCCAGCACCACGTCTCCGCGTTGCGCCATCGCTCCCGGCAAGGCCGGGCCGAGCCGCTCGGAGGCTGCCGACATGAACCCGCCTGCCGCACGCACCGCGCGCATGGCTGCCAGCAGGTTCTTTCTTCCGACAGGCGCATCGGCCGCACGCAGATCCGCAAGCGGATCCTTGCCCGTGCGCGCGATGATCCAGTCCGCGGCGATGTGCACGCAGTCGTGCCGGAAGTACTCGAAGGGCGCGCTTCTTCGCGCCGCGATGAAATCGTCCAGGTTCTTCGTCATGTTCATTTGCCTCGTGCTCGGGCCCAGTAGTTCAGTGCCATCTGCAGGTGCTTGTTGACCCACACGGTGGGCGACCCGATCATGGAATTCAGGTACTCGAAGCCGCGTTCTTCGGGATGCCTGGCGCGGTGCTGGGCGTCGTTGGTTCGCAGCGACGCGGGGTTGGAACGCACGTCGTAGGAGGCGGTGCGGCAATCCATCGAAATCTTCGCGGTGGTGCCGTCGCGTTCGATCTTCAGCTGGTCCATGACGCCCGCGAAACGCAGCACCGGTTCGCCGCTGACCTGCAGCGTCCCCGCGTCGAGCAGCGCGATCCACACGCGTACGCCACGGTCCTGGTAGTCGCTCGGGTCGCCGAGCGCGAGCGCGCGCGTGCCGATGTCGACGGGCGACAGCGTGAGCGTCAGCTTCTCCGCCGCACCGTCTTCGCTTTCATGGAGCTCGCCGATGGAGCCCAGGTTGCCCACGCCCTGCCATGTCTCGCCCATTAGCTGGAGACTCAGGGGCCAGTTCGTGAGGCGGGCGGTGCCGCTTCGGAACTTGAGCTCGACGAGAGCCAGCTGGCCGAAGGTCTGCGCGCGCGCGGCCGTCTGGAAGCCGGAGTTGGTCTGGACGGTCATTATTCCCACGACTCCATCAGGTCCAGGCTGAAGCCGCCTTGCGTGCGCGACTCCGAGGCCCAGGTGGTCTTCGTGTCGACCCGACGCATCAGGCAGTTCGGGCGATCCCAGACGACCGGGCTGCCGGCCACCACAGGCGTGCGCAGCACGGGCTCGAAGCGCACCGTGATCGAGCCGGACGCATCGGCCACCGCGTCGGCCTGGATGTGCAGCATCTGCCGGTGGTTCGATCCCTGGTTGATGCCGATCCAGTCGCCCTGCAGCAGCGTCTTGCCCGCTTCGGAGGCGCCCATGCGGATCGTCAGCTCGGACGCTCCCGCGGCGGCCGCCACCGCGGTCCAGGTACCGCGCGCCGTGCCTCGCGGCACGGGCTGCAGCATGTCGTGCACAGCCAGCACGTTGACCTGGCCCCGCATCGAATGCACAAGGGTGCGCCAGGCGGCGGCATCCCGCATCAGCGGAATGCGCTCCTCGCTCACGAGCGTGCAGGTGCGACGCGCCGGGCCGAGCACAGCGACCTGCATCGCGCCCGATTCGCTGTTGCTGAAAGTCAGGTCGTAGGCCTGGAGGCCGAAGTCCTGCCGCTTGACCGGCAGGTCGGGTGGAAGTGTCACGATGGTCATTGGGGAAGCACCTTCACGCGCTTGAGTTGTTCCATCTGCCCGCGGTTGTTCTCCGCGAGCAGGCGTTGCATGTCGGCCATCACCGCACCGCGGTCGGAACGGGCGTCGATGTGGAAGACGTTGGAGGGCGCGAACTGGATCGTCGGCACGGCATTGCCGCCACCGCCAGGCGCACTGACCCCGAGGCGGCCGTCCGAGCCGCGGCGCAGGGGCATGATGGCTTCGGGGCCTGCTTCGCCCATGAGGCCGATGCCGTTGGCGAACGGGAAGAACGTGGGCTGGCCGACGACGCTGTTGGCGTAGGCATGCAGGCCCGGGGAGGCGAAGACGTTGCCCTTGGCGTTGGCCCATCCATTCAGGCTGATGAAAGTGCCAAGGGTGTCGCCGCCCAACATGTTGGAAATTCCGGCACTCGCAGAAGTCCATCCACCGCTGAACAAGCCGGCAACAGCTCCAATGAGCCCTCCGATCCCGGAGGATGAACCGCCCCCGGATTTGGAGCCTGCACCCGAGGAGCCCTTGAGCGCACCGGTCAGCCAACCGGAAAAGCCTTCCACCGCATCTTTCAACGTTGCGTCATAGAACGCATCCGCCAGCGACTTGACGAGCTTCTTCTTGAGCGCTTCGCCCATCTTGTTGATCGCACCCTGACCGCCGCCTTCCAACAGGTTTACGAACCCGTCGCGGAACACGCCACCGATGTCGTCGGACATCTTCTTGGCCGCGTCCTTGTCCTTTTCCTTGTCTTTCTTCTGCTTCTCGTCGGCTGCCTTGAGGCTCTCGGATTTCTGGGAGACCTGCAGCAGATCCCTTTCGGCCTTCAGGCGATCCTGCAAGGACTGGATGTACGCAGGATCGACGTTCTCTGTGGCGTCGAGCTCCCTGATCTGCCGCTCCAGCTGCACGATGTTGAGCTTCTGGATCTCTTCCTTGGAAAGACCATAGACGACGTTCTGTTCCTCCAGGGCACGCGTCTGCTCACGGATCCTGTCGACGGCCTGCTGCGAAGTCTTGAGCACCGCATTCCGGGGCACCGCGTCCAGTTCCGCGTAGCTGCGATCCGCTTCGTCGTTGACGAATCCGCGCTGCTGCTCGACGACCTTGGAGCGCTGCTCCAGCTTCTGCCTGTCCGCTGCCGATCCCTTCTTCGTACCCAGCAGGCGCAGCTCCGCCTGGATGGCGTCCTCCTGGTCCTTGAGATCCTTCAGGCGCAGGTCGCGCTTCTGGCGGACCACTGCGTAGTCGTCGAGCAGATCGCGCTTGCGCAGGCTGTCGATGTTCTTGAAGCCCTCGGCGGTGACTCTTGCCTTCGCGTTGTATTCCTCGCGAATAGCCTCGATGCTCATTCGAAGGTTGTCGTCTTCGGCACGACCGATACCGGATGAGCCTGTTCCAGTTCTCTTGCCTTTACCTTCCTCCTTCTCTTCGGTCTTGGCAATACGGGCTTGCTGAGTACGAGCATCGTCCGCCTTTCGCAGCGCAGCCGACGACGACATTCGCCGGCTCTCCTCCAGGATCGCTTTCCTGGCTTCGGCGTCCTCCAGAGCCTTGTCTTGGGCCGCACCAGCTTTGCCGCGACCGAAAGCCGCGCCTCCGCCGTTGCTGACAAAACCGCCGCCCTGTTTGAGCTGCGTGATCTGTGAAATCTCCTTGTTGACGGTGTCCAGCTGCTGTTGGAGCGTGATAGGGCGTCCGATGTTGAGCATGGCGTCCCACGCCTTCTGCGCAAAGCCGGTGATGCTCAGCCAACCGCGCTCGAGGCTGCCGAGGTTGGCGACAACCTCGGCGGTACGCTCCTTCATCGCGGCAGCGAACGTTTTCTGCGCGAGTGCCGCAGCTTCTTCTTTCTTCCCTTGCTTCTCCAGCGCGACGATGCGCTCGTAGGTGCTGGCGCTCAGGTAGTGATAGGTTTCGTTGAGCTTTGCCGATGCCTTGGAGGGCTCGTCCGCCAACTTGACGAAATTGCTTACGGCGTCATCGATGGATGTGCCCAACACGCGGTTCATCTCCGCCGTGGCTCCGGCCACTTCGCCCACGACGTCACCACCGATCCTGCCGGTATTGACCACAGCCGTGACAGCCTCTGCCGCCTTGGCCCGGGTGCCTTTCGTCCCCGCGATCTCGATGGCTTTCGTCTGGAGTTCGTCGCTCGTGAGACCGGAGTAGTTGCCGGTCAGCGTGTTGGCGTTGGAGAACTGCGAGGCTTCCTTGCGACCCTCGACATAGGCCTCGGTGAGCATGGTCACTGCACGAGTCGCCAGGTTGAGAGGCGAGACGAGATCCTTTGCATAGGCGGCGACGCCGCCGAGAGCCGGGCCGATGCCACCGAAGGAAGAAACCAGCTTTGCCCCTTCACCCACGAACGAGGTCAGCGGCGATTGCCCGCTCTTGAGGCTCGCGTACAGACTGTCCACCGATGAGGAAACCTTCTCGATGGCGGCCTTCGCCTTTTCCTCGGCCTCCTTCGCAGCCGACTCGGCCTTGGCCTTCGCCTCTTCGGCTTTACTGGCACCGCTGAGGGCCTTGTCGATGGCCTTCGAGACTTCGCCGACGACTCGAGAGATGTCGGCATTCGCGACTGTCGCGCTCACCATCATCTGAAACGACGTTTGTTGTATTGCAGCCATGTCTATATGGTCCGTTTGAGCTAAGAAAAAAATGAGGCCGACATCCGCCGGCCCCATGCTTCTTCGATTGGCCGTGGGCCCGCGTCGGCGCTAGACGTTCAGCACTGCGATGCCTTCGTCTTCCATCACCTGCAACTGCAGGAACACCTCGCGCTGGCGTGCGCGCGGGATGCCCAGGCGCTTCATGGCGACGTCGATGGCGCCGAAGTCGAGCCCCTGGAACCACGCGCCCGCCGCCCCCGCGACGACCCGCCACTGCGTTCGGCAGGCATGGAACACCTCGAATGCCTCTTGGTGTTCGGGCCATAGCTCGAAGGGTGGCGGGCCGCCGCCGCTGGCCGTCGAAGAGACGAGCCTGACCGGGTCGAGACCGAGCGACGCGCACTGGCTGCGGAGATCGTCGTCCAGCTCGTCATGGACGCGATGCTCTGCTCCGAGCACTAGGCGCGCGGCGCCTCTCAGTTTTTTGCCGCGGCCGGGTAGGCGTGCTCGAAGTAGCTGTAGGCGATGGCTGCCTCGAACGAGGGCCATTCCTCCACCGCCGCCGCACGGTTCTCGACGGTGCAGATGAAGGGCGCGCCGTCGTCGCCGTCCAGGCCTTTCCAGTCGGCCAGCACCATGTCGAGCAGTTCCCTGTCGGTCAGCGTCCTGCCTTCGAGGCGCGACTGCAGCGTGTCGTTGTCGGACTTGGTCAGGCGCTTGAAGACGGCGCTGAAGCGCACTTCCTCGACCTGGCCGTCACCGGGCACGCGCATCACCACCGGTGCGACGAAGGTCGGCTTCACGGCGATCTTGAGTTTCTGGGGCATCTCTATGTATTCCTCTGTGCGATGGTGATGACGGCGAAGCTCAGCGCACGACGATCGACCACTCGTCGTTGCCCGCGCCGGTGGGCACGAACTCGAGCGGCACGGTGATCATCTGCACGCCGTCGACGTCGCTGAAGGTCGGCTTGCCGATCTGCGCGTGCGACGACACGAACTCGACGACGTTGTTCGCGCCCTGGCCGTGCTTGAGCGACAGGTTCACGCGCTGGCTGGCGCGGGCCATGCCGATCCAGTCCTTGGTCGCGACCGAGGTGTTCTCGAAGGTGACCGAGCCGGTCGAGACTCGCGCGGTGATGTCGACCGCGTCCACGGTCATCAGGTCGCGCTTGATCACGGTGTTGCCGGCGTCGAAGGCGAAGGCGTTGGCGGCCACGCCGAGGCCGTCGAGCGTGAGGGTGGTGTTGGCCTTGTTCACGCCCAGCGGGTCCATGAACTTGCCGTAGTCGGCCACGGGCAGCGGTGCGTCCTCGGCGGGCACGAACAGGCCGGTGAACTCGAACTGCCACTTCGGGATGCCCTTGGCGTTGATGGTCGCCTTCACGTTGCCGTGCGCGTCGGTCATCTTGTAGACCGTGCCGTCGACGTTGCCGTAGATCGTGAGCGACTCGAGCGCGTCAGTGACCGGCGCGAAGGTGGTGCTGACGCCTGCGGCAGTGGTCACGCCGATGGCACAGCCGCGCATCAGCGAGGCATATGCCGGCACGTCGCCGGCCGCGGCCACGCCGGCGATCTCGACCGAGAACGCGATCTTGCTGTACTGCGTGACCAGCACGGAGCCGCGCGAGCCGAAGTAGGGGCGCACGTTGTCGCGCTGGACGACGTCGCCCTCGATGGGGGTGAGCGTGACTTCGCTCACCAGAATCGCGTTGGCCGCGCCCGTGGGCACGGCGTCGGTGCCGCGTACCGTTTCGGCCTTGGCCAGGATGGCCATCTTGCGCATGAGTTTTGCCATGTCGGCGTTCTCCGTCAGTTGGTTGGTTGGTTTGGGTTGTCGAAAGGAAAGATCTGCCTGCGTGCAGTCAGAGATAGCGCCAGGTCCGCAGCTGCAGCGCGATGCCGTGGCATCGCACGCCGCAGAAGGTGACCAGGCCGGTGCCGTCGACCTGCACGCCATCGGTGCGCTTGTCGTCGGTGAGCGGGCCGGAGGCGCATGCGCCGCCGAAGGTGGGGTCGGCGCGCACGGCGTCGCGGATGTCCTCGACGAGTGCGTCGAACACCAGTTCCGAAGCGGCGGCGTCGTCGAACGCGAGATAGCCGCGCACGGTCCAGGTGTCGATGCTCATCGTGCGTCCCGCGGCATTGACGCTGCGCTCCTCGGTGGCGGTGCGGCGCAGCCACCAGCCGCGCAGCTGCTGGCCGCCCGATGGCAGGTCGTAGAGGAACAGCGCGCGCAGCGCGGCTTCGTCGGCCAGGGAACGTTCGCGGTCATGAACGCGGCCGATCTGTGGCACGGTGTTCAGCTTCTGCACGATGGCGCTGCGAAGGGTGTCGAGACGGCTCATGCCTGGGCTCCGTTGCGTGTGTGGAAAGTCGAGTGCTTGCGGTTCGGGAAGTACATCGATCGCTTCGTTGGTTGGTGTATGAACTGTCGCGGCGAAGGCCTGTTTGCCTGAGGCCGACATCCGCCGGCCCGTCGCATCGATGCATCAAAAATCAGTTGATGCCGGGCCCGTTGCGGAACCACTGCTTCACGGCCTCTGCAAGCAGCGCCGTGCCGACGGCCATCGCGCCGCCCGATGCGGCACCGAACACGGCGGCTCGCTGCTCGACGGTGCGCAAGCGGCCATCGAGCGCGTCGAAGCGTGTGTCGAAGCCGTCCATGCGACGGGTCTGCCTGTCCTGGCCGTCCTTCAGGGCCTGCACCAGGCCGTGGATCTGGCCGAGCAGCAGCAGCTCCTGGGTACGTGCGTGGAGATCGCTCATTGAGTAGGTCTTTCTGTGAGGAACTCGATCAGTGCGCGATACCGGAGGCGGTCCGCGGCGCATGACCTGGCGTTGATGTCGTGGTTGGTCCAGGCGTCGTCGACCGTGAGGCCGGCATCAGCAGCACAGGCTTCGACGGAGGTGTCAGCAAGTCCGCAGGCACCCGCGGGTACGTCGGTGCCCGCGAGGGCGCTGTTCCACATCCAGACAGCAGCAAGGCTGAGGCGATGAGGGCGGCCGACAGCGTCGCGCTGTGCGTCGCCAGGCGGCGCAGCATCTGCGCGCGGTCCGGGCGCGGCAGCCTGCGCAGCACGGGCGGACCGCTCAGCGCGGCGATCAGGAACAGCAGGAGGAAGGACAAGAGAAACGCGCTGACGTAGATCATGAACAGGGCCTTCGAGGGAGAGATAGCTGGACTGCAGGGCGCTCGCGCCGAGCTGGTATTGCGCCGACGCGGCGCGTCCGCGCTCGTACTCGGCCTGCAGGTCCTGCGCGAGCTGCGTCGCGCGCTGCGTTTCCTTCTGTTGCCAGATGGCGCGCTCCTGCATGCGGCCGGCACCGTGGATCGCGAAGGCTGCTGCGGCGAGCAGCAGTGCGACCACCACGCCGGCAATCAGGGCCGCCCAGGTCCTGGCCGCGAGGCTCATGGCGCGTCCCCCTTGCACTGCGCGTGCAGCTTGAGGCGGTCTTTCCAGAGACCGGCGCAGGTCTTGTTGCCGGGCGCGGAGCAGTCGACTCCGCCTGCGTACTTCCAGCCGAGGATCGCGTCGCAGGCGCTCGCGTAGTCGCCGGCGTTGAGGCGCTGCACCAGCACCGATGTGCCGCCCTTGCGGCCACCGGTGCAGAAGTTGAATGCGCCGATGTTGTAGGCCAGGCTCACGTACGCGTCGTACTCGTGCTGGTGCAGCGGCGCCTTCACGCACTGCTTCAGCGCGTGTTCGTAGGTCTGTACGTCGCGCCATGCGCGCTGCAGCGCGGGCACGGGCGTGGTGGTGTCGCCCATGCGCACGCCTTCGGTCGTGCCGAAGCCGATGGTCGGCACGGCCGTGCCATGCACGGGGTCGGGGTAGGCCTTGTCGCTGTAGCCTTCGCGCGCGACGATGCCGACGAGTCCCGCCGCGCTGAGCGCGAGCACGGCAAGCAACTGCCGCGGGGCCTGGCCCCGTTCACGCCCGCGGCGATGTTCGAAGAAGAGTGTTCGGGAGGTGTCTTTGCCCATGGCCCGAATCGTCGGGCGCCAGGGTCAAAAGGCTGAGGCCGACATCGGCCGGCCTCTGGTTCAGGAAGCGCTGCTCCCTACACTGCGACGCAAGTCGCGCGGCTTCAGATCTCGCCGCCGTGCCACACGACGCGGCCGCTGATGTGCAGCTCCGCCGCCTGCTCGGCACTCAGCACCTGCGGCTTGTACGCGGGGTTGTAGCTGATGATCTGCAGGCCGCCGGTCGAGAAGTCTCGCTGCAGCACCTTCACGTAGTCGTGGCCGTCGAGCTGGATGACGTACACGCCGTCCTGGTCGAGCGACTTGGTCGCGGTGTCGACCAGCAGGATGTCGCCGTTGTTGATCTTGTCGGCCATCGAATCGCCGCGTGCATGAACGATGCGGGCATGCGCCGGCTTCACGCCCTTGCGCGCCATCCACGAGCGGTTGAAGGCGAAGCGGCCCATGTGGTCCTGCGAGCTGTTGATGGCGCCGTTGCCCGCGCTCACGCGAACGTCGAGCAGTTCGACCAGCACGAAGGTCTCGTCGTCCAGTCCGCTCGACAGCTGACTCGGCGAGTGCACCTGCTGGAAAGGGTTGAGCTCGGCCGGATCGACCCCGAGCGCCAGGGCCATCACGTAGAGCTGCTCGAGGCTGGCATCGCTGACGCCCCGCTCGATGCGACCCACGGTATTGAAGTGGAGCCCGCTGCGCTGCGCGAGGTCGTCGATGGTGAGTCCCTTCTGCTTGCGCAGGTCGCGCACGCGCGCTCCTTGCGCAAGGGCCAGTTCACCGACACGGGCCTTCACCTCGGTGTCGTCGGGCGGAGTATTGATTTGCGACGTCACGATAACTCTGATTTGTGTGCACGGCCGGATGCTAGACATGCAGAGGTAGTTTTGCAACCCATTTCAGGTTAAATAACTCAGGAAAGTTCGTTTTCATGTTTTTCTTGATTGCAAAAACTCACTACATGTGCATAATCGAGGCAACAAACACAAAACAGGATATTTCGATGATCTGACACCTTGATCGGGTTAAAGAAGCGCGCGAGCAGGACGAAAAGAACCTGCACAGGTTCGAAAAGACACAAGTACGCGCACATCGACACCAGCAAACCGAGCAGTGCCCACAAGCGAGGAGGAACGTACTGTGAAAAGAAACCGTGCCAGGACTGAGGCCCCCGGGCGTCCGGGAGGAAGCGCGTGATGGAAGAAAACACGACGTCCGAGTGGTTCGTTGCCAAGGCGCTGATGGCACTCGCCCAGCGTCGCATCGAAGCCGAACAAGGAGAGGCGGCCTCCCCCCAGGCCGCGCCCGATGCGGTGATCCGCGATGCGGACCCGTTCGCCGATCGCCTGTGGAATCTGCTGCGCATCCGGCGTGCGCTGACGGCCGACGAAGCGGCCGCCTTGTTGATCGGCACGGACGACGACTTCGCGCAGAGCCGTCGCCAGGCCGGCGCGCTCATGCTGTCGTGGTCGAGGCAATGCCCCCGGGCCGTGCGCGTCGACGCCCGGCGCGTGGACGGCCTCAAGCGCTACGCCTTGCTACGCGACATCGGTGCCACGCCTCCGACGCCGCGCGGAGAGGCCGCATGAACGGCGCCCCGCCCCCTTACATGGGCGAAGCCTGGTTCGCCCTGCTGCGCGATGCATGCGCCGGGCAACGACGCTCCGAAATCGCAGCGCGGCTGCGGTTGAGTGCCGCGGCGGTGAGCCAGGTGCTCAATGGCAGCGGCAAGTACGGCGCCGGCAAGGCCAGCACCGATCGCATCGCACGCCGGGTGCTCGACACCTTCGGCGCCACCACGACGAACGAGAAAGAAGGAGCCACCGAATGAGCATCGCGCCCGATCACGACCTTGCCGGCGAAGTGCAACGCGCCGTCGCCGCGCACCTCGAAGCCAACGAGGCGGCATCCGCGAAGGAACTCGACCACATGCTGGCGGAGCGTGTCGAGGGCTACCGGCCCGAGCCCGGCGGCGCCGCGCTAAGGCAGCACCTGGCGAAGCTGGCAGATGGCGGCCATGTCCACAGCGTGGCGGTCGGCGGCAAGCCTCAATGGAAACAAGGCCCCGGCCCCATGGCCGGACGCATCGCGAAGGGCCGCCGGGTGATGCTGCTGGACTCCAGCGTCTACGAGCCCGAGGCCGTTCCCGTCATCCGGCCGGGCGCCATGGACTTCGCCCGCATTCCGAGCCTGTTGCTGGGTCATCGCAGCGGCTACTGGGGTACCTCGCGCTGA